TAGCAAATAATAAATAATTGAATTTTTACTGGTTTCTTTTATACTTATTATATAATGGGTACTAAAAAAAGATTCCTAGCTGCGCTCCTATTGTTAGCCGCCTGCAGCGATTATGCACTTAATCCGCACAAAGAAGAAGTTCACGTAATTGAAGAAACCAACATACATGTATCTCCTTCAGTAATTGATTTTGGGGTTTTAAGTGCTGGTACTCAAACCCACCAAGAAATTATTACAATTACTAACACAGGTAATTTAGATTTATCACTGTCTTCAATTAATCTAGGCAATGCTTCAGGCGTATACAGTCTTACACTACCATCGCAAGATATAGTAGAACCTCGCGAGTCAACAACCGTCGTTGTAACCTATGACCCCATTACTTATGAAGTTAATGAGAACACTGTTGAAATTTATTCAAACGATCCTGACTCCCCTCTCATAGAAGTCCAGATGCGAGGCGCCGGAGATGCGCCCGTTATTAAATTAGATCCCGACTGGCACGATTTTGGAACAACTTATATCGGATGCGATGGGATCAAAGAAGTCACAATAAGCAATGTAGGCAACAGTGATCTAATTGTCGACAATATAGTATATTATGTTTCTTATCCGGCTGAGCTTTCTATAGAAATAGACACATCATTATATGGGCCATTTCCGTGGACAGTTCCTGTAGGTGACTCCCGTGTCGTTACTATTATTCATACACCATGGGATCTACAAGAAGACTATGGATATCTTGAAGTATTTTCTAATGATCCTGCAACACCAATTGCAAATGCCGATCAAGAAGCCTTTGGAGACTACTATGCATGGAAGTCTGATTTTTATGAACAAGAAGAAGTAGCTAACGCAGATATTTTATTTGTAATCGACAACTCGTGCTCTATGCACAGTCACCAAACCAATCTTAGTAACAACTTCTCTTCATTTATTAATGTTTTTGCTAATTCTGGAGTAGATTATCAAATTGCATTCATTACGACTGACAATGAAAACTTTGTTGATGGAAGGATAATAAAAAGTACAGACGCCGATCCAATTGGAGATGTCAGCGATATCATCACCCAAATTAGTATTACTGGACACGGACTTGAGCGCGGACTATGGGAAAGCTACGAAGCAACGCAATCTGGCGCCGATGCTGGCCCAGGCAGCGCCTTCCTTCGAAATGATTCTCGTCTTGTGATTATTTATCTATCAGACGAGCGCGATGGTTCAACCACATATTCATCAATGACACCTACTGATTATGCTACTCATCTCCTGACGCTCAAACCCTTAGCCGATCAATTATCAGTTAATGCGGTAGCCGGCGATCACCCAAGTGGCTGCAGCCCTCCATGGGCCCAACACGGCGCTGGCTATTATGAAGTAGTCCAACAACTCGGAGGTACCTTTATGTCTATTTGTGCCACCGATTATGGACTTCAAATGGATACCTTGGCGCGCGACTCAATTTTACTAAGCGCATTTGAGCTTACCGAGACACCGATTGAAGAGAGCATTCTTGTAACAGTAGACGGGATTCAATCTAACGATTGGACTTATAACGCAACAGAAAATGCAATTTATTTTGATGCGACTGCCATTCCTGCTACGGCTAGCGAGATTTATATAGATTATGCAGTCCTAGGAGAGTGTGAGTGAAATATTTAATATCAATAGTTTCCCTGTTATTGCTGGCCACAGCACCACCACAATTAATACACACTGAACCATCTTTTAAAACCGTTGAAGTATCTTCTAATAGTTTAAATAGAATAGAAAGAAAAGCAAGAAATGCAGCAGTAAGGGTCTCAAAACTGTCCGGCGGCCATGGCTCTGGTTCGATTGTTCAATACAAGGATCTTCAATTAATATTAACCGCTCAACATATTGCCGATGGCGCGTTGGGAGAAAGATATTTACTAACACATGGTGCCGAGAGGCGAGCAGGAGTTTTGTTATATTCTGATGAGCTTAATGATATTGCTATATTAATTCCTCAGCAACCATTTGAACAAGCTGAACCAATGGAATATTCGCCTATCACAGATCTTGTCGAGGTTGGAACTGAAATTACTTATTCAGCATTCCCGGCCTCACACAGCTTAATGACTTATCGTGGAAGAGTCGCGGGCTATGAAACATCACCCGCCGGCGCTACACAAATTTTACTTCATACATATGGATATTTTGGATGCTCTGGTTCTGTAATTTATAATAGTGCTGGAAAAATAATAGGAATTTTGTGGGGAATCGATATCGGGCGTGATGTGCCTGTTGAAGATATGATATGGGTTTCTCCCATACAAAATTTAAATATAGACTTGGCTTTGCGGGGGTTCTGCGAACTAAATAATAACGAACCTCGCGCATGCCGATGAAATATTCTTGGACTAAATTTCTTAACGAAGATAAAGAATCCGATGTTGGAATTGTTGTTTGTCTAAATGATGAGCAGCAATTTCTTATTTTAAGGCGTTCAGATATTGACGAAAGAGAGGGTCAATGGACGATGCCCGGAGGTCATATTGACCCTGAAGATGGCTCAATCGAGGCCGGCACCATACGAGAATTGCGCGAGGAAACCAATTTAACGTGCAAAATTGATGATTTAACATATCTGGGCTCTCCGAAAGACAAAAAATACTATTTTTTAACTTTTAAATGGTCTGGAGATGTAAAAGTTGATAACCCAAACCCAAAAACTAACGAAATTGAGCACGATGATTACAAATGGGTGCTAATTAAAGAGATAAAAGAGATAGAAGATACTAATATTCCGATCTATTTATTGGAGAAAGCTTTAGAGATCCAAAAGGAAGGTGAAGAATGAGGTTTTTAATATTATTATTAATGTTCTCGGCCACTGCGATGGCAGACACGCCAGAAGAACCAACAAATGAGCGACAAATCGTTTACAAACAACGCACAGAAATCGATTTTGAAGGTCTCGAAATCGAGGGGGCGCTTGTTCGACCCCAAGGTGCCCTAATTTTAGACAGAACGGCTGGATCGTTTAATCCTCTTATTCGTTTAAGAATGGATTTCGAGCCAGAATTAAACAACTCGGTGAATTATATAAAATGAAACTTACAAAACAAAAATTAAAGCAGATTATTAAGGAAGAGCTATCAAAGGTTTTGAGCGAGAATGAGAGATCTCCAGAACTTCACAAATGGATTGGTGCGCGCTTTACTAAATGGTTCTCCGGTGGCCGTCCTGGGAACAACTGGAGGGCGCGAGAAGAAGGGGGCCGCGGACCCACTCATCGAGATGATGCTCCAGCATCCGCGAAAGCTCTCGCTAGAGATTTACGAGCCGGAATGTTTTTGGATTTAGTCCCAGAAGAAGAACAAGAGCAATATAGTGAACTTTTTAATAATTTAGCAAATGCTCTTGAACAAGATCCATTACTTGCTCATTTTCGCAAACTTGGCAAGCGCGGCGATTGGTATGCTATTGCTACTGGAAACTGGGATGAGAGTATGTATAATCCCCCACCATATAGTCACCCAGACGACCGGCGCGATTATGGATGGGAAGATATTTCCGATCCGGGATGGGATTAACGAAATGAAACTTACAAAACAAAAATTAAAGCAGATTATTAAAGAAGAGCTTGAGCTTGTTATGGATAGAGACAAAGAGCATGCCATGTATAGCTCCGATGATGAACTAAGAGGCCTCGGCACAAACATTACAGATTTATTAGAGCTTACTGGAAGGGTACGCAGTCACCTAGGCGAGATGCAAGGGCGCTATGGAGAACTGGCCCATATGGGAACTTATGCAACCCAGACACAGGAAGCTGTGCAAACTTTATCTGATAAATATAAACTCGCCTTAGACGAACTAAGCAGATCTATAGGCAAGGGGTGGTATGAGTGAACCTCTCAAAACAAAAATTAAGGGAAATCATCGAAGAAGAGTTAAGCAATTATCTCTCCAATATTTATAAGTGGTGTCCTGCCGGCACAAAATGTGCGCCGGAGAAAAGAAAAACCAAATGGTGGAAAGGAAAATGAAATTAATATTAGAAAATTGGAATAAGTTTATAAACGAGGCCGAAGAAGAACTCGGCACAAATAAAATATTTGTTTTAGTGGGGCCCCCCTCCGTGGGAAAGTCACACTGGCTTAAAGAAACATTCAAAGAAGAAATGCCCTATATTATTAATAGGGACGATATTGTTACAGATGTGGCTAAATCTCTAGGCTGGACTTATGACGACTTATTTGTGCCCCCCGAACAAGAAGCCCAGGAAGGTGATACGGATGAAAAGTATGGCACAGTTGTTCCATCTCCCCCATATATGACGTGGCAGCCTCTCTCCTACGATAAAGTGTTGGCGGCAAATAATCAGGTACATAAGATTTTTACTCAAAGAGTTGCCGGTGCACAACCAAGTGGTAAAGATATTGTAGTTGACATGACAAATATGAATGCTGGCGCTAGATCAGGAGCCTTGAAAGCTATTGAGGGCGCAGCCGAAGGCGATTATGAAAAAATTGCAGTGGTATTTAAATTTGAAGGAGCAGAAGACATAATTAAAAAGGTTGCTGCCAAAAGAGCCGCCCAAGCAAGAGAAGAGGGTGAATCAAAAACGATTCCTCCTGCAGCTTTTGATAGAATGTTTAAGGCTTTCCAGACGGTAGATGCCGGCTCTGAAGGTTTTGACGAAGTAGTTGATGTTGATAACAGAGCAGTACTACAGC